TAAGAATTCTCGTAAACAGAAGTCGGCTGGCGTCTGGGAAGGAACCGAGATGGCTCCTGCCTATGCTAAGATCGATGGGCGTGGTACTGGCCTTTCTGGATCGGCGTGGGTTTCAGTTTATCGGACTGATGGTGGAATGCCTCCGTCTTGTCTTAATATCAAGAAAGGATCCGAGGTTCGTGAAGAGACTGTGGCCCGGATGGTACAATATTGTGAAGAGAATTTTGCACCTACTCCGCACGTTTCTGAACGCACTTCTAGCAAAGGAAAAGAATACACTGCAATCGTAACTTCGGCGAATCGTGGTAATATTGGTTCTGATATTGCAATTCACGTATATGGTCCTGGTTTTATTCTCGTAAAGATATCTGGCTATAATGTGACTGCCGGAATGGTTCCGTTCTATTCCTTCGAAGAGGCGACCCATTATATGGATTACGCTTTCGGGAAAATTCATGCTTAAAGGAATTATCTAAAATGGCTAAAATTTGGTTTGTAAATATTATCGAATCTGAACGTGGTTGGGGTCAGAAGATCGACGAAACGAAAGAGTTTTTTGATTATGATTCTGCTATTAAGTTTGTGAGAGAATTTAATGCTCGCAATACTAATAAGACGGTTCCTGATTGGTATATGTATGCAGAATCTCCTATCGAACAAGATATCAAGAGTATGACAAGTATGACAAATGAACTACGAATCAAATCCGCCGCTGAGTATCGTAAAGAACAAGTCACGATTGAGACGGCGGCGAAAGAAGACCTTCGGTCTAAGGTGGTGGAATTTATCAACAACGTGGTGACACCTACAATCGAACAGAAGATTGCTAACGGTTGGTCCAGACATACCAAGCATTTGAGTTTTGATCGTGTGCATTACCCTATGTCTGAATTTGTCGCCGAAGTGAAAACCATTTTGTCTCCTCTCGGCTTCACGGTGTATGAATCGCATGATGGGGGTGGTTTATATCCAACCATCGAAATTAGTTGGGAAGAATAAAAAGTTCTTGACATTTTTCTTCAGAAAAGGTATAATAGTTTTATATGAAATTCTTCCATTTTGACCAAAATAATTCTTTCGGTAATTTTAAGGGACCAGCAAAGCATGTTGTTGTCGAGGCTGAGAATGCCACCGATGCGAATGTTCGTGCTGAGGAACTGGGTTTGTACTTTGATGGAGTACATACTGGTTCTGATTGCCCCTGTTGTGGTGATCGTTGGTACCGTCTGTGGGTCAGCGAGGAAGGTGACGATGTTCCTAAGGTGTATGGTGCTCCTGTAGTTTTTGATTTTGTGGGGGATCCATATGTTTTGGTACTGTACGCAAACGGCGAGAAACGGATGGGTGTAGAGGATCCGAAGTACTAATTATTAGATTTATTGGATACTCTAGAGTAGAGAGACGGAATATCACACTTATTGTACCTCAGTGAGCCGACGATTGGGCGGACGCAAGGTGAAGTCGGAAGACTTTGGTTAATGACGATTAACACCAATAGATGTGATATTCCGCCTCTCTACTCTTTTTTATAAATACCAGAAATAATATTTGAATTTAAGGAATTCGATTATGACAGAGAATTGGAAAATACCGGAAGATGCTGTAGTTATCTATCGCCTAGTGCGTCCTTCAGAGAAACCAGTAAGACGTACATTGACACTTTACTTGGAAGAGTTTTATCCTGAATCATTTTTTGATGGTTGTACGATTAAACAAGTTATCGAAAAACTCAATGAAATTGATAAGAAATTTTCAGGTCGTGATATTCATTTTAAAGTAGCAACTTACGTTGATGGATCAGAAATTGGAATTTATGAAACCAGACCTCAGACTGATGAAGAATATAATCTTGACATAGAACAGTATAAAATATGGGAAGATAATCGTAAAAAGTTAGAGAAAGAAGCGAAAGAATACCTGAGTCTAAAAGAAAAGCAATTACAATCAAATATCTAGAGTAATAATTTTATGTTAAGTATACAAAAGTGGCTGTTAGAGAATAATGGTGATCGGTTGAAACTCTCTGCTGAGTATGGAATATATTCATCGCAACATCAGAAGTTTCCTAATCTATATCAATTTACTTATGATCAGATTGAGTCATCAAAGATTAAAGATCATCCAATGGTACGAGAGTGTCGTGGGATTATTCTTGATCGTGATGATAACTGGAAAGTGATTGCTCGTCCATTTGATCGTTTCTTCAATTATGGCGAATATCCTGATGGTGAAGAACAGTTCGATTGGTCTTCTGTTGTTGCTCAGGAAAAGGTTGATGGATCTTTGATGATCCTGTACAATTATGCTGGTGCTTGGCATGTTGCTACGAAAGGTTCTCCTGATGCTGGCGGCAATGTTGGTCAGGAATCTTTCACCTTCGCTGATCTATTTTGGAAGACTTTCAATAATCAATTTGTTCCTAACTTCTTTGACAGGATTTCTACCAGTGCCTACACTTATATTTTTGAGTTGACTTCTAAGTACAATCGTGTTGTGACTTCTCAAATTGACAACGATGGATTGTTGACTCTAATTGGCGTTCGTCGTAATTATGATGGACAAGAAGTAAACTTACAGAATTCTGTTGTTGCTGATATTCTTGGTAAAGAGAATGTAGTTCGTTCTTTTCCTCTGAAGAATATTGCTCAGATTAAAGAAGCTGCGGCACAACTTGATCCTTCTAAACAAGAAGGTTTCGTGTTGGTTGATAAGAACTTTAATCGACTTAAAGTAAAGTCTGAAAAGTATGTTTTGATTCATCACTTGAAAGATTCTATCAACGATGAGCGAATTGTTGAACTAATCAAGACTGGTGAAGATTCTGAAGTCTTTGCATATTTTCCTGATCTTAAGATCCGATACGATCAGATCAAGAAGTATTGGAATATGACTGCTGCTATGCTTGATGAATTTTGGGAAGAGACTTCACAACTACAATTTGAATCTCAGAAAGACTTTGCTCTTTTTGTTCAACATAACTACAATCCTAGAATACATTCTTTCTTTTATATGATTCGTTCTGGTAAAGTTAAGAATGCAAGTGACTGGTTAATGAACCTTAGACCGGATAAGGTTCTTGAGTGTACAATAAATCTAGAAGAAGGAATATATGACATACATCAAATTAATGCAGCTAATTTATCCAGAAGTAGAAGTTTTTGAAAATGATTATATTTATGGACCATCTGATTATGAACCAATGGTAAAAGGAGATTCTTGGTATCTTCTAAAGAAAGAAGATTTATATGGATATCTTTCATTTGGTTGGGGTTCGTGTTCTGGTTGTGATGCGCTACAAAGATGTTCTTCTTTTGAAGAAGTAGCAGAACTATATAATAAACTGAAAAATTCTATTACTTGGCGAACAAAAGAAGAAACTGCTAAGTGGTTTGATGAACACGATTGGGAAGGTGATTATTGTTATTATGAAGAAGAATTCAAAGAATTCTTAGATAAGATTAAGATCTTCTTTGAAGAAGGAAATTAATATGACTAAAGATTTACAACAAATATTATTTGATACATATCCTTATCTTTTCAGAGAAAAGGATCTACCTCCTTCACAAACTTGTATGTGTTGGGGGATTGACTGTGGAGACGGTTGGTTTAATATTCTAGATGTATTATGTGAAAGGATTAATAAACATTGCGAAAAGAATGAGATAGAAGTCACTGTCACGCAAGTTAAAGAAAAGTTTGGTGGACTTAGATTCTATTATAATGGTGGTGATAATACAGTTGACGATTTAGTTTCTTTTGCGGAATCATTATCGGAACGCACGTGCGAGATTTGTGGTAGTCCTGGAAAATTGGGACAAACTAAAGGATGGTATAGAACATTATGTAGTACATGTACTTAAAAATATAATCTAGTTATAAGAAAATGGTGGCTCTGAGCCACCTTTTTTCATTAGTATTTGAAGTTATTGAAGGAACTCTTACCGAACGATTTACTCATTCCACCATAAGAATCCATCCCATCTTCCCCACCAACACCAAGATCAGTATCAACGGCAACATCACCAATATCAAATAATCTCATTTTAGATCTATCCACCCCAACCAGAAACTTTTTATTTTTGGTTACGTCATTATACCGATTCTTCAATTGTTTAATCATTAGTTGACCCAGTTTTTCCAACTCTTCTGTATTAATAATAGCTAGAACTAGATCGGCTGTTGCCACAGTTCCAAATGACTCCGAAACATCAGACATATTAGCATCTGAATTAGAAGCATCGGATCTTGTAAATTGTGTAGCAGTAACAATAGGAAGATTCATTTCAACGGCAAGTCCACGAACTTCTTCGGCAATAGACTTCACTAGGGTGTATGAATTTGCAAGACCTGTATTCTTGATTCTTGAAGAAGAACAGATATTAAGGTAATCAATATAGATAATATCAGGAACGAAGTTCTTCTTAATAGCAAGTTCGTGTAAAAGATATCTGAAGTGTGAAGCATTTGCTGTAGAAGTAGGATATTCTTTTACGACCAATTTACCAGTTGTTCTTGTCTTTAGATTAGAAATCAACTTCATGAATTGTGTCTTAGAAATATTTCTTAATGTGTCAAGAGTAATATCTAATACATTAGCATCAATTCTTTCAGCAATTCTTTCTTCGGCCATCTCGCAGGTAATATATAACACATTCTTACCTATCAAGAGATTAGAAGCTGCCATATGACACATTGCCAAAGATTTTCCAACATTAACACCAGCTACTAGAATATTGAGTGTTTTCTTTGGTAACCCGCCACAAGTAATAGTATTAAGATTTCCAATATCAAAAGGTATCCGCTCTTCTTTCTTATGATAGAATTCATATCTATCTTCTGCTGAATCAATAAAGTCATGACCAACAGATGGATCGAATGAAATAGAAAGAGCATCTTTTAAGATTTCAGGGATTACTCCCTTATCTCTTTTATCCTTTTCATCAGAGATAATCTTAATAGACTCTAATACTGCATTATGCAAAGATTTTTCTTTACAAAATGATTCCGTTTGTTTAATAAGGAAATCTAAGGATGTATTTTCAACATCTTTTGACCAAGAATCAAGTAGATTAGAAATCGCCTCTACTTCTTCATATTTAATTTTTTTAGATTCTGAGGCCATAAGTTTTATGGCCTCGATCGATGGTCTAGTTTTATAGATATTTACGAAATTATTAATTAATCTGAAAATAACTTTTTCATTATAATCATGGAAATACTCATCTTTTAAGAAGGGTGTAACAGATCTACAATACTCTTCATTATAGACAATATTTTTTAAAATAAGGTGTTCAATTTTCATAACTATAACTATTATAGCTTACTTCCCTTTTTTATGACTTTTGTTTTTTTGAATTGAATTTTCATCAGTCACAGTTTTAGCAATATTCTGCGCATTTCTAATAGCATAAGTAACGATCTTCTTTACAACGTTCTTAACAATTGTCTCGAAATTCTTCTGATTTGCTATATTATCATAAGGATTATAGACAACAGAATAGTCAAAGTTTAAACTAGAAGATGTTGGTGGATGGAAATTGAAATTTGCAACACTTATGATTATATCTTTATATCTACCATCATCTAATTTAATTAAGATAGTTTCATCATCAATATTATTATTATCTTGTAAAATACAGAAAGAACATTTAAGGTCAGGTATTATATTAATAAATGAATCTGCCATATAGACTTTCTTATTATTCATTTTCGTCACCTTCTTCTACTGCCATCTCAGAAAAACGATGGGTTAATTTGTATGTATATTCTATGTAATCCTTGAATGATTCTGATTGTAAAACCTGGTCCCAAAATTCAGGATTATTAGTATCTGCTAATCTATAATTCTTTTCAATACCAGCAACTTGATACCAACCGTTTTTCGGTTTAATAACGTGTCCAGATGCAAGAGCAATATCCATTAGACCTGAATATTTGTTAATTCCTTCATTGAATTTAACTTGGAAAGTTAGTTTGCTCTTTTCTTTTACGAATCTAGACTTTTCGATATTGATCGTAAAGTTATAACCAACCAAATCAGTTCCATCTTTTTCTTGTGATCTAGAAATAATAAACACTTGATTAGCAGAGTACATAACCGATGTTCCACCACCGACTACAGCTTTACTGAACATTTCCATAGTCTGATATGTATGATTAATAGCAAGACAAGGAATATCTTTCATAGTAAGATGTGGGGTGATAATACGCAGGAGCGATCGGATTGATTTTGCTCTTGTCATATCAGCAACAGATTTCTCATCATTCGCATCATCTACCTCTTTCTTTGACGATAGAGATCCGATTGAATCAATCATTGTAAATACTTTATCACCACGTTGTATTTCGGATAATCTCTTGACAATATCAAACTTTAATTGTTCAATATGTTCGATTGGAATATGAATAATTCTTGAAGAATCAATCCCATTCATTTCTAAGTATTCCGGAGTAATACCGAATTCAGAATCATATAATAGAGCTATTGAATCTGGATACTTATCAAAGTATGCTTTCATACAATAGAGACTTAATAGAGTTTTATATGACTTAGATTGACCTGCTATAATCGTCAATCCAGGAACTAATCCCCCATCTATAGATCCAGAAAATGCGATATTTAAAATCGGTAATTCAGTCGGGATGCAATCCTTCATAACGAAGAAAGAAGATTCAGAAAGTATATCTGAATTTTTTACAGACCCAGCTTTCATGAGCTTATCTAACAATTTATTTGTCATATTTTATCCTTTGTTGTTTGTAGTTTGCTGTTTGTAATAGGGTGCGACCCATCAATAGTATTTATTAATCGAAGAAGGAATCGAGCGTTGACTTCTTTTCAAAGTTCCACTTAATTGCATCTAAAATAATAGAAAGTGGTTCAATAAAAGTTTTCTTAAACTGCATATCATAATCAATAAAACTATGTAAATTTAATTCTTTCGGTAAGATAGAAGGAAATGATATGATGTTTTCTTTTATATTATTAGGTTCTTTAAGATAAAGAAATTTAATCTTATCGCCCTCATTAATATTACGATATTCTTTTGATAAATTCATCTTTTCTATATAATGATTATATAGAAGAGAACCTCTTACATGAATCGGGGTTCCTTTCTTGTAAATAATTTCTCTAGATCTATATTCTGCTAAGTTATTAACTCCTCTAGGAAAAGCAATATCTTCTGGTGGTAACTTCATAAATTCTTTCTTAACTTCACTAATAAAAGCAATAAGATCATCTTGACCTTTTGACATGATAATTTTAAGACCTTCTTTAATCTTAGATCTACAGAAAGAAGGAGTTGAAGATTTAACAGCTTCGATTCCCATAATCTTTAATTTTGGTTCTGCATATCGCACACCTTCAGAATCCCAAACATTTAAGATATATCTTTTCTTGGCTGTCCAGATACCACGATCAGCAATCGCCTCTCGTTTCATAATCATTTTCTGAGAATAAGAATTAACATAATCAGCTAATTCTTCATAAGACTTATCGATATACTTGTTAATTTCTTCAGAACAAATCTTATCTAAGAGAATAATAATTTCTTCTTTTGATTTATTCTTGAAGAATGCCTTTACAAGAGGATCGAGATTTAGATAACAAGAATTATGAACTAATATATCATTTGCGAAAAAATTATGTATATCTTCAACTTCGATATCATACACATAATCTTCTTGAATACCCAGATCTTCTATTTCATAATTTCTAGTTTCAACAATTGTCATTAGTAATACCATCCATAAAAGTAATACATCTATCTAATACCATATCCATATTATCGATACAATCAGATTCCCAAACATACACTACAATATAATTTCGCTTTCTGGCTAAATTATATTTCTCTTCATCTTCTAGCCAAATTTGTTTCGCTGTTTTCTTTATATTACCAGGAAAAGATATCAAATCTTCCGGTCTATATATTTTTGGATTGGCGTGAAAATAATCTCCATTATATTCAATGATAACTTTTTTGTCTATATCAACAAAATCATATTTTCTATAAGTTCCTGTAGATATATCCATTATACCAAATTCTTTATTAAATTTAGCATAATATATGCGACATTCTTTACCATTATAATATTTCTCGTAGAGAGCATCAAAAAATTTTTGCGAAGATTTGGAATAACCAGTTACTGAATGATTAGATACATATTCTTCGAATTTAGAAACACCATCTTCTCCAAATCTTTCTATATAATTTTGTAGATTATGACCCTTCTTCTTATTAACTTCTATATATTTCTCTTCTCCTGCTTGTTTTCCATATTTTTCTATGAAATAGTCCAAACTACAACCAGCATGTTTTTGTTTTTCACAATAAGATTTGTATATTTCTTTTCCTTTTATATCTCCATGTCTTCTGACACAATTTTCTTTTGTGACTGCTCTTGACTGGTTGTACTTTTTAAACTGTTCTTCGTTCCAATTATATTTTATTTTTTTATGTTCATATGTGTTTTTTATAGATTGTTTATTTCTATATGAATCATATTTAATTTGACCTAATATATCGCCATGTTTTAATTTGAGGTTATATAACGATACTCCTTTTTTGAGGTTTTTTATCATTAAAAATCTATCAACAAGATTATCACAAAGAACAGTAGCGTTATCTCTTAAATATTCTAAATGTTTAATTATTACATTTGGACTACCCCAAAATATCTTATTGTAACTGATAATTTTTTCAATATCGTTTTCTTGTAAATTAAATTTATGAAATAACGATTTTCTTACTTCTTCTTCAGCAATTTTTCTTGGCATCTGGCACCTCAATTATTATTTATAAAAATCAAAGTGTCTGTATCCATATCAATCATAGAAGGTTTAATTGAGATATATTTCCCATCTCTTTTGACAATTACTGAATGATCTTCAGTAACTATAACACTTTTATCTGAAATAGTAATCTTGTACAGTTTCTTTCTTACCTTATGTTTCATTACATATTTAATTCTTTTTTCTCTCAAAGAACCAAATTGGTCTAACCCATAAGAAGTGTCGTCATTAACTTCTTTTACAAAGGATTCATTCAATGAATCTTCTTTAATTATATTATCTTTAGTTATTGAATTATAATATTCTTCAATAGAAATCTGATTTCCATTAACGTAAATTTTTGTATCACCAACAACACTATCAGTATCAATTGCGATAACATAATCTTTATTATCAGTCTTTAAGATCTTGTTTAGATATTCATTTAATTTACGAGCAATCCAACGAATAGCTAACTGACCAGAAACAGTAATGGATTCTGCAATTTGTTTATTGTAGAATCTGAAATATATGTTGGCAAGAGCACCATACGCACTATTCAAAGCAATCTTCTTGGCCATCTGTAGATTCTTATACTTAGAGATATCATTAATAAGATCTTGGATTGGTTCACCAGATGCTTTGGCTTTTTCAAGATCCTTTTCTGCTTGAATCATTTTAGACTTATAGATCTTTCTTTGTTCGAACATCCAATCCATAAGTTCAGGTAAGAACCCATATTTATCTCTTGAATACAATTGACCAGTCGCTGACATTGACCAATTGTTTTCTTTTAAAATAGAAAGATCTGTATTCTTATTAACAAGATTATCAATATTAACAGAGACAATCTTATCAACAATTGTTTCAGGCGAGAAATTACCACCCATAATCAAGTGGGGATAGAGGCTTTGTAAGTCGAAAGAAACAACCCAATTATAGAAACCAGGAATAGGTTCTTTTACATAAGCACCTTCAATAGATTCTTTACGAGATTCTTGTCGATCAGGAATAACAATACCTTTTGTTAATAAGTGATTATAGATAATAACATCCCACATACGAACTTGCGAGAATACATCGTCAAAATTAACTTTCGCATCATAAGCCATCGTAATAGCCAGTTCAATAAGTTTCATCTTATTCTCAAGAGCAACAACAAGATCTACGTCATGAACATTATAGTCAATGAAAAGTTCCCAGTTATTCTTATACAAAAGATGTAGAGAACCATATTCTGAATAATCTAATTTCTTTTGATTAAGTTCAACCGAAGCAATATGATCTAATTTATAAGATTCCTGATTTGTGTATGTAAATTTCTTATATAGATCTAAGTAATCGAGTATAGCGATACCAAACATATCATAAGTCTGTTGCTTCTTACCCATTATCTCGATTGTTTCTGGGCGCATAATTTTCCAAGGAGAATAATTTTTAATCTTATTCTCACCGAATAATTTTGCAGTACGATTTACAAGATAAGGAATATCAAAGAACTTAACATTCCATCCAGAAACGATATCCGGATAGTTATTCTTCCAAACCTTCAAGAATTCTTCAATAAGTTTTTCTTCTGAATCGCATTTTACATAAATTCCATTTTGTATTTCTTTTGTGTATTCTTTACAACCAAAGACTATTTTTTTCTTAAGATTAGAAAAAGAGAGAGTAATTGCGATTACCTCTTCATTAGCAGTTCCGATATCAGGAAATCCATTTTCACAAGTTGTTTCAATATCAACATATGCAATTACAATATCTGATATCTTCCAAGGAATTGCCCCAGGACAAGCTACAGATATCCACTGATATTCTGGTTGAATATTACCGTAGACTGCAAAATTATCAATATCTCGATTTTGTGTGATAAAATCACGTGTCGATCTAATGTCACCTGCATCAAATTCAAGTACAGGATAACCAGAAAGAGTTTGGAAACCAGTAGATTCTTTTGAAGAAGAAGCTGGAATCCAAACTCTTGGATGAAAGTCTTGTATTTTTTCGAGATCACGTTTAGAATCTTGGATATAACGAACAAACAGTGTGTTACCCCAAGATTGAATATTAGTATAAATTTTATTCATAATCAATTATAACTTAATTGAGGTTTATATCAAACTTCTAAATTTGTAGAATATTTACCAACTTTAGTTAATAATTCTGCTCCATATCCTCTATCAAGAGATAATCCATTCCCACCGATTACCTGTGTAACTGCCCTATCTGCTTCTGCTTGACTTGAAAATGTGGTTTTCTTAAGTCCAGATTTAACGAAAGTAACAGTCACCATAGCAGAAACATTCTTATCATTAATAAGTAAATCTGGATCTTGAATAAGATTGAACCCAGTTAGATCGCCAAAATGTTTGTAATTATTTCTACCTGTGATTTGAATATAGCCTCGCCCACGATAAGTCCATCCATCGCCATCTTGGAGATTACCCATAGATCTACCCAACGCATTTCCCTTACCATAGACAACTTCTGCAAATTGCTTCGGTGTCGATTTAATTTTATTTAATTCTGCATCAGATAGACCACTTACTCTTGTTCCAAAAATAGAACGAATTCTATCATTAGATGTTCTTGAATAATTAAGATTTTCTTCTTGTGGAACTAAACCACATTCTTTATATGCGTTTGCGATGATTGCTTTTATTAGAAAAGTATCTTTTACATCTAAAGCAACACATGCATCTAATATTGGTTGATATAATTTTTTATCTATCATGATTTGTGATTAATTCTATCTCTCCATTTATTTTTTCGATAATATATGACCCAGTTTCACACATGTCTCCGGTGTTCATATAAAGAACACCTTCGATATTTTTCATTTCTGGAATGTGTATATGACCAGCACAAACTGCATCATAATTATGCCTTTTAGCATATTCTACTAAACTTGTATCGAAATTTTGAAGAATTTTAAATTTTTTCTTAGTTTCTTTTTTAAGATACTTAGAAAGCGACCAATACCTATACCCAAGTAACTTTCTAATTACATTATAATAATGATTCACAACAATCAGAGATTCATAGCAAATAGAACCTACTCTTGCAAGCCACTTATTAGATCTTATAACAAAATCGAAAGCATCTCCATGTACGAATAACAATTTACCGTGTCTAATGGTATCATAAGAATATTGATTTGTTACTAGAATATTATC